CCTCGGGTGGGCACCTTATTCGGAAGATCTCTTTCGAGTATCGGTTCCTAAGGTTTCTGAGATGACTCAGTGCCCTTAGCTCACTCGTTAATTGCGAATAACTCGCAATGTTACGGAGGATCAATGTCTAGACCCGGTTATCCGAGGGTTGGCCACACGGTTGAACAATACCAGTGGAATTGGGAACAATTTATTCCCGAACAACCCCAAGGTGATTTGCCACCAATTCCAGCGCATTTTGTCCATTCGGACGAAACCCACTCTGACAGCTTTTTGTCTGTCTACGTGGATAAGTACGGGATAAATACGCCGGGTTGGCCTCATCACATCCAGGATAACGGTTATTTGGCAGTCTTTCTTAAAGCCAGTCAATCGAAAGCCTCGTTTAGTACGTCCTTAATTGGACAATCTTCACATGGTTCCGGTGACATCTCTATGTCAGCACTGACAAGTAACTGGACACCAGGCGATGAGTCTTACTTGGACGCTTCTGGTCAAATTGACCTTGAAAACGCGCTAACTAGTAAACTAGCTAGCAAGATTAAAGGTCAGAAGATCAACGTCGGAGTAATGCTCGCTGAGCGTCGGCAAACTGCGAACCTCGTTGTTTCAACGGCTAAACGCCTTGCTAACACTATGTTAGAACTGCGTAAAGGTCGTTGGCGCAACGCTGTAAGCGTATTAACCGGCACTTCTCCTCGCTTGGGATCTAGGGTCCCCCGTGGTGTCGAAAACCAGTGGTTAGAACTCCAGTATGGCTGGAAACCATTGTTATCTGACGTCTACGGCAGCGTTCAAGCGCTTGCCGAGCGTAATTCTAGGTTGGATGTTCCTGTGATAAAGGTCAAAGTTAGTAAGACAATTCAATTGCCTTCCTTTACTAAGATTTTATCTCGGGTTCAGACAACATGGCCCGAATCTCGGGCCACTAGAACCGCTCGTATGTCTGGAACGGCATACGCAGAATTCAGCATCACCGACGATCGTCGGCAGGTGTTGAGCCAAACAGGTGTTTCTAATCCGCTAAGCGTTGCATGGGAAGTTATCCCATACAGTTTCGTAGTGGATTGGTTTCTTCCTG